GTCTTTGAAAAGGGACAGAAAGTATTCCCTATCAACCTGAAGGTCTTTCGGGTGTCCTTCTGTCAATACGCGACCAACTTTCCGCCGTTGACGGCCAAGTACATCTATGAGAAGTATACCGAAGAATGGAAGCATGAAGAGGACATTTTTGTCTGGGATCCGTCAAGTGGTTGGGGTGGGCGTCTTCTGGGTGCCATGGCCGTAGAAGATAGACGGCATCTTGTGTATCTGGGTAACGATCCTAACACCGATCACACCACGACCTCTGGGCGAACGAAGTACCATGAGATTCATGACTTCTATACCGAGCATGTTAAAAAAGGTGGCTTTTTTGGACTCCCCCATACCGATTTCAAGTTCTGGCAACAAGGTTCCGAAGAGATGCAGTATGAGCCTGACTTCCAGCAATATAAAGGAAAACTCTCGCTGGTGTTTACGAGTCCTCCCTATTTTGCCAAAGAGGCCTACTCAGAAGATCCAGCCCAATCATACAAGAAATTTTCACAGTATGACCTCTGGCGCGACGGTTTTCTGTATGTGACACTCAAGACGGCCTATGAATGGCTTCGTCCTGGTGGTTACTTGGCCTGGAATATTGCTGATGCGGTATTCGGTGGAGAGATGCTACCACTGGAAGCCGACTCCAGGACCTATCTTGAGTCCCTGGGTATGGTGTACCAAGATACAGTCAAAATGACTCTGGCACAAATGCCAGGAGGGAATCGTTTGGATACTGTGACAGGGCTGCCCAAGGCCAAGAACTTCTGTAAAGTCTTGTCGGAATCTGGCAAGGGGGATATGTGGCTGAAGTATGAGCCTATCATGATCTTTCGGAAGCCCATATAGGACCGCGGAGGAAGGCCCAGGAACCACGATCCCCTCATGACTCGATACAAGCCCCGCACCAACGCAAAACCCACATTTTAGCGTTTTCGCACACTTACGCCTACATTAGAATTCTTGACTCCTTCCTTCCCCTGTGTTATGATTAGTGTATGAACACCCCCAAAAAACTCGCTACTATTTCCCTCGGTGCTGTTGTCCGTCATTGCGACGAGGCTGCCATGAAAACCCAGTCTGGACTGGTCGTGGAAGATGCTGGCACAAAATACGGTCGGCACTATGTCTGGGTCGCATGGATCGAGCCAGAAACGCAAGAAGTCAGAAAAACAGCATTCTGGGACGATAAACTCATAAATTTCAACGAATCGACACATAGTTTTTTAGAAAGAACAGCAAAATCAACGAGTTAGATGTGAAAATAGTTCTTGACTCTCCGGAGTCACTATGTTAGTATAGAAACATGATGATTGACACAAACAAACAAGAGGGGCGCAAGGGAATGTATACGGTTGAGACAAAAAGTATGTTAGCCAAACTGATGGCCATGGAAAACCTGACCATCGAGCAACGTGGGACTCGTACCGCCTCGTTCAATCCTTCCACCCGCACATTGACCGTGCCGGTCTGGTCAGACATTTCAGGTGAATTATACGATCTTCTGATGGGGCATGAAGTTTCTCATGCCTTGAATACACCAGCAGACGGCTGGCATGATGCCCAGAAATATTTTGGCAAGGACAAGAAAGTAGGACCAGCTTCCAAGAAGGCGTTTGGTCATTTTTTGAATGTCGTGGAAGATGCCCGCATCGAAAAACTAATCAAGCGAACCTATCCTGGTCTGCGCCGTCCGATGATTCAGGGCTACAAAGAACTGATGGCGCGGGACTTTTTTGGACTCTCCAAGATTGCTGATACGAATGAATTGTATCTTATTGACAAACTGAACCTTGCGGCCAAACTCGGCACCGCGATGAACATTCGGTTTACCGCGAAGGAAAAGCCGTACTATGATGAACTGATGGCACTGGAGACCTGGGAACAAGTGGTCGAATTGACCAACAAGTTGTTCACCTACAGCAAAGAAGAACAACAAGAGGGCAACAAGAAAAAGCAGGAATTGGCCGATCACCTCAAAGAGACCTATGCCGCCGAGCAAGATGCAGAAGACGCAGAGAATGACCAAGAAGAGGAAGAAGACGGTTGGTCCTTCGATGAGGACGAGGAAGACGGCGACGAGGGTGGGGGTTCAGGCGACGAGGACGAGGAAGACGGCGACGAGGGCAAAGACGGCAAGGGCAAAGGTGAAAACGCCGACGATGAAGAAGACAAAGCCGACGATGCTACGACCGAAAAACAACAAGACCAAGGGCAGGGCAAACGTAGTCAGTCCAAGAAACCTGCCAAGGCACAGAGCGCCAAGGGCACTGGGGGCACACTGACCTCTGACTCTGAATTTATTCCTGAGTCTAAGACCGATGAAGCCTTTAGGAATATGGAGCAATCATTGGCCAAGGATGATAATATCGCTTCACATTATGTCAATATCCCTACTCCTAATTTGGAAGATATTGTGGTCCCTGCATCCAAGGTCAATAAACTGTTGTCGGAATTCTACTCGACCAACCGCGTAGTCGGTATGGCGTTGTTCAATGAATTCAAGCGTAAGAATGAAGATTATATCTCATTACTTGCCAAAGAATTTGAAATGAAGAAGGCGGCCCGTAGCTACGCCAAGGCGAAGATTTCTGACAGTGGGGACATTGATCTGAATAAACTGGCCACCTATCGCTTGGAAGACAATATGTTTCGCAAGATGATGGTGGTGCACAAAGGAAAGTCACATGGTTTGGTCTTGCTGTTGGATAAGTCTGGCAGCATGAGCGAGCACATTGAAGGGGCCATGGAACAGATCCTTGTCATGGCGATGTTTTGCCGCAAGGTCAACATTCCGTTTGTGGCGTATACCTTTACGGCAAACGGCTCCTGCTCGGATGTCGATTTTCCTAACAGGGGAAAATATGATGCCAAGCCGCTGAAGCAGTTTTCTCTGAATACTGGTGATTTGTATATGGGTGAATTGAGCCTGCGGGAAATGTTCAATTCGCGTATGTCAGCGAGCGATTTTATCACGGCCGTTATCAATCACCTGTCATTGGCCAATGGGTTGAGAAGCCGGTCGAATCGGTGCTCGGCTCCTTCACATGAGGGAATGGGTTCGACCCCGCTGAACGAGGCCCTTGTACCGTTGAGAGATATGCTCCGCGCCTTCAAGGCCTCCTATCGTTTGGACCTGGTCAATACGATCATCGTCCACGACGGCGATTCGGACGGAAACCGTGATTATTGGACGGCCCCCAAGGGAAACTTTGGCAGAGACCGGATAGCATTTGATGTGGAACACCAGCATGTGACCTTGGTCGACACCAAGGAAAAAGTCCAGATCAAGTTGCCCAAGAGCCGCACTGGGGTGACGATTGGACTGATGAAGTGGATCCAGATGACCACGGGTTCGGGGGTCTTTGGGTTCTACATTACCAGCAACCGAGTCAAGGATGTTCGCCATGAGGTGTCCAAGTTGTACACTGGTCCTAATGGGTTCAGAATTCCTACAGGGCGTTGGGATCAGACACCTGAGCATACCGTGGCCTTGGATAAACTGGCCCACCAGTTGATCGAGACCAAGTTTCTGGAATCGTTTGCTGATGGGTATACCAGACTGTTTTTCATACCTGGAAGCCACGATCTCAAAACTGAGTCTGGGCTCCTGGCACCGACGGTCGATGGGTACAAGTGGACGCCGGGCCGTTTGCTGACCGCATTCAAAAAAGTCAGCAAGCGAAAGTCTGTCTCCCGTGTCTTGGTGACAAAGTTTATCACGATGATTGCCGAGTAGGACGAACAAGGTGACTCTAGGACCGCTTAGGATTGGACAGGTCTATGATAGCATGGACGCCACAAGATCCACGGTCCTAGACCCTTTGTGGGGTTGTTCAGAATTGAACACCTCATGACAAAAATTGTCACTTTTATAATGTGGAAACCGTCGATTTTGCTTGCATTCTAATCGGTACTATGTTATTCTTATAGCATAGTGATTGAGAGAGTTATTTAACAAGGAGCAGTTTATTATGAGTGCCAGAATTGAGTCCCGCGAAAAGTTTTTGAATCTGTTGGCATCCTCCGGTCGGAGCATTATCACGATCCAGGAAATCAAGGATCTCTGTGAGGCCAACGATCTGAAAGTCCCCCAGTGGTTCACCAAGGATCCTGAGAACCGAGCCGGACGCGGGACCTATCTTGTCCAAAATTCTGTGGTCAAGAATCTCGCAAAAACTGGTCAATTGAATGTCAAGCCAAAATCTAATACTCCTGTGGAGGAAACTGTGGAAGAGGAAATTCAGATGCAACCGTTGACGATGAAAGCCAAGCCGCGGGTGCAGTCTATGGTGACGGATATCGAGGATCAAGGGATCGTTCCGGCCAAGTATAAGAACTATGTGCCCTTCGGTAACTTTGAGGATCTCAAGTCCATCATTGTCTCTCGCCAGTTTTATCCTGTCTTTATTACCGGTCCATCTGGAAACGGTAAGTCTATGTCCGTGGAGCAAGTCTGTGCCTTGCTCGGTCGTGAATATGTCTGTGTCAGCATGACACCTGAGACCGACGAGGGCGATCTGTTGGGCAACTACATACTCATTGACAACCAGATGGTCTGGCGCGATGGTGTGGTGACCGTGGCCGCTCGGCGCGGGGCCGTGCTCTGCATCGATGAAATTGATTATGGTGCCCAGAATCTCTCCTGTCTCCAGAGGGTCCTGGAAGGCAAACCGTTCCTCTTGAAAAAGAAGGGCGAGATTGTCACACCGGCCCCTGGGTTTCAGATCATTGCGACCGCGAATACCAAGGGCAAGGGTTCCGAGGATGGTCGCTATATGTTTACCAATGTCCTCAACGAGGCGTTTCTTGAGCGATTCCCTATTACCTTTGAGCAGGAATGGGCACCGAATGCGGTGGAGCGTAAGATCGTCAAGAAGGAATTGGAAGCCGCAGGGCGTGGGGACGATGACTTTGCCAATTTCCTCGTTATTTGGGCTGCCACGATCCGCAAGGCGTATGATGAAGAAGGTGCCTCCAGTGAGGTCATTTCCACGAGGCGCCTGGTGCACATTGCCCGAGCGTACCCGATTTTCGGCGGGGATCGTATGAAGTCGATCACCTATTGCTTGAATCGTTTCGATGAAGAGACCAAGAAATCATTCATTGACTTGTATACCAAAGTGGATGCGAGCGTGGTAGTGGCCAATACGATAGATGCGGCCAATACCACTGTGGTTGCCGATCAAGTAGAGGTGCCGGCATAGACAAAATGGCAGCGAAAAGTTCTTGACATAGCACGATGACTATGCTATAATGTATCTTCACTGTGCATCGAATGTTTCGATAGAGGAAGGGGCGACCTCTTTTATTCGCCCCAGTTATTATGAGGTGTTTTTATGGTCAGTACAGTTTCAGCAAAATCACGTATCCTTACCTACCTTTCCAAGACTTCGCCAAAGGGTGTGAATAACACCTTGTCGACCAAGCAGGCGCAAACCCGCTTTGGTATCAGCAATGTCGCCGCGCGGGTTTCCGAACTCCGCCAGGAAGGATACTCCATCTACACCAACACCAAGAAGACTGCAAAGGGCACCCGGTTGGCCTTGTATCGTTGGGGCCGTCCTTCGGCGTCCTTTATCAACGAATGTGCGGCCGCTGGTGTGACTGCAAAGGGACCACAGGCCTAATCAGCCTTTTCCCTTTCTCTAGTCGGCGGAGGCCCCTCGTTCTGGGGGGCCTCCGCTTCGTTGTTTCTCCTTTCACCAATCTAAAGGCACACTATGATCGGCAACGAATTGTACCGGCACACCAAGTGGGACATCAGGTTTGTCGAACTCGCCAAGCATATCTCCCAATGGTCCAAAGACCCCAGTACCAAAGTCGGCGCCGTGATTACCGACAAACAAAATCGAATTATTTCCTTGGGGTATAATGGGTTTCCCAGTGGGATTAAAGATACTCCTGAACGCTTACAAGAGCGTGAGGTCAAGTATTCAATGGTGGTTCACGCTGAAATCAATGCCCTAATGTTTGCCCGACAGAACCTTGATAACTGTGTCCTGTATCTCTGGCCTTTTCTCTCCTGTTCCCACTGTACCGCC